ATATATCTGACAGTAGGAGAATTTCATCTTACTAATAGTATGGATGACTTTTTTACATCACATATTACCAGAGGTCATTTTAGATTTAGTTTAAAAAATCAAAAAAGTTATAGTGGATATAAATACGCTCAAGAGCAGTAATTTTAAAGCTAATTAAATGGATACTCCCTTAATCGGGAGTATTCAACTGTTTATTATTAAAATTTGTTTTATTTAAAAGAGTTTATTATATTTAATAAAATTAAAAAGTTATGGCAAAAGTGACAAAAGACACACCCGCAAAAGCTACTAAAAATACTAACTTAGGATCATTTGTCGATCAAGTAACTCCAGAGCCTAAAATGGTTTTAGAGAATTATATTCAATTAGATGTACTTTCAAAATATATGTTAACAGCTAAAGACACTGACAAGTCTCTTGTTAATAACATGATTGAAATTGCATTGTCAATTAATAAACAAGAAGAGTTCCTTTCGTTAGGAGAGCGTATAGCTATTAATTCTTTACGCAAAATGAATATACTTGTTTAAGTGAAAAGAGTTTATTATATTTAGATTATGGAGGTTTATCATATTTATTAATAAAATATATGTTTATCTACATGACTATTTGTACAATTAATAATAAAAAGTATATTGGAAAATACGAAGGTAATGAGTCTGACAATTATTTAGGCTCTGGTAAATTACTTCGCCGAGCGATTAAAAAATACGGAGCTGAAAATTTTAACCGAATAATATTAGAACGTTTTCAGACTAAAGAAGAAGTTAGAGCTGCTGAAATAAAGTACATACAAAAATATAATGCAGTAAACTCAAATGAATTTTATAATATAGCATCTGGGGGAGAAGGTGGTAATACATTTGCTGGTATAAAAGGTATGTCAAGAAAAAGTTTAATTAAAAAATTAAAATCTAGAAAAAAGCCAGATCCAGAAAATTTACGAAATAGAACTACTGCCCGTAATTTAATTACTGGAAATTTAGAAAAAATTTTATGTTCTGAATTTAACAATAGTTTAATTCACGTAGGAGTTGCTTGTAAAGGAATTTATATAACTCCTTTTGGTAATTTTTCATCAACTAGTTTAATGAATAAAATAATTGGTATAGATTATACTTCGTTAGTTAATAAATGTAAAAATAATTTACGCATAATTAAAAAATCGCATTTTCAAGCAAAAGAAATTGATACTCCATACTATCAAAATTTACAATTATATATGGGGCGGACATTTCTCGAAGCTGGATATAATTTTATTCCTATTACTGATATCCTTTATAAAGATTTGGATTTTTATAAGAAAATTAATATATTAAAAATAATTTAATAGTATAGATATATGGCTAGATATTTAAGCACAAAAGTATTTGACAATTATTCTGTTGCGATACGTCAATGGAAAGCACAACATTCACATTGCCAATTATTGCATGGTTACGCACTTAAATTTAAGTGCTGGTTCGCATCCAATGAGCCTGATGTTGATAAGCAGTTAGATGATATGAATTGGATAGTTGATTATTCGGGATTTAAGCCCGCACCCTATGGTAATGGATTAAAGGCGTGGATGGATCATATGTGGGATCATACATTATTAATTCAAAAAGACGATCCTTATGCAGATGTATTTGAGCAGTTAGGTCAAATGGGTTTAGCTAAAGTTCATTTATTAGAAAAGATGGGCGCAGAAAGTAATGCTAAATTAGTATTTGATAAATTTAATGAAGTGCTATCAAAGACAGATGCTGGTAGATGTAAATGCATCAAAGTAGAATGTTTTGAAAATGATAAAAACTCAAGTATATATGAAGAATAATCCTATAGTAATTTCTAGTTGGACGCATAACGGTATGTTATACATTACAACAGCTACTCCAATTGAGTATGCTAATCATACTAGTAATAGTGATTCAGAGGTACCTGAATTAATTTCAATTTTTGAATATTTAGGTAATAGAACTCCTGAGTATGGCATTGGAGATAAAGTTTATACATATGCTAAAGGAGTAGGAGCTAGAGTAGGAACTAAAGAAGTTGCTACAAGATCTTATAACGGTAAGGTTATGACATATGAAAGGTCATTTTTAGATTTTTTCTTTTCATTAAACCCAAACCCAGAAGTAACAACTACGTCGCCTGATGATGACGATTTACCATTTTAATTGATATATGGATTATAATAAAATACAACCAATAATTGAAGCATATACTTGCATTCAAACTGAAGGCTCTAAAGCTGGATATCCTAACTTTTTAATTAGAACTACAGGATGCACACATCGTTGTTATTTCGGTGAAGGCGGATGGTGTGACTCTTGGTATACTAGTATTCATCCTGAGAAAGGTGTTTGGTCTTTAAATAAGATTAAAGAATTGTTTGAGGCTAATCCGCAAATAAGACATTTAATGATTTCTGGCGGAAGTCCAACAATGCATCCTGAGTTAGTTGATGAATTGATTACCATGGCTAAGAATATGCGAGGTATGCACGTGACTATTGAAACTGAAGGTAGTCATTTTATTGAAACTAATTATAAAATAGATTTAGTTTCAATGTCTCCGAAGTTTGAAAACTCTACGCCGGTATTAAAAATTCTAACTCCTAATGGTACTGCTACTGATGGGAAAATGATTAAGCAGCATAATAAGTTTAGAATGAATCATGATGCAATTGCTAAAATGCTTGAATATCATTTAGATTATCATTTCAAACCAGTAGTAGATAAAAATGATCCAGAAGTATGGAATGAGATAGAAGAGTTTATTAAAAGACATAATATTCCAAATCACAAAGTATGGGTAATGCCTGCAGGCGACACTATTGATAAACTTCAACCTAATTACTCTTATGTAATGGAAGAATGTATTAAACGTGGATATAACTTTACAGGCAGAGCTCATATAGTAGCATATAACGATAAAAGAGGTGTATAACAAAAATAAAAAAATAAAATTATGGCAAACAAAAAAGTAAACCCTTTAGGGGATAGAGTATTAGTAAAAGAGTTTAAAACTAAAGAAGATAAACGTACAGCATCAGGTATTATTATTCCTGAGACAGCTACATCAGATGATGTTAAAATGGGAGTGGTAGTTGCAGTTGGTAGTGGTTTATATACTCAAAATGGAGTTCTTATTCCAATGTCTGTTAAAGTAGGTGATGAAGTAATTCTTCCTCCATATGGGCAAGGTCAATCAATCAAACAAGATTCTGAAGAGTATGTATTATATAGAGAGTCAGAGTTGTTAGGAGTATTATATGAATATACTGAAGAGGCTGTATTAAATGTAATTCCTGATGAACTTTAATTTGTTTATTTAGTATTAAATAATTATATTTAAGTATGACGAATAATTTATTAAAATATGCAAATGCTTCAATTCCCAGAACAGCTGAGGAAAAGAAAGCTATGATACTTGCAGCTGCGAGTCATTACGGTGCTTACATGACAGCGTTAGGAATTGATTGGAAAAATGATCCTAACTCATCAGATACTCCTATGCGAGTTGCTAAGGCTTTTGTAAATGATTTAGCTCAAGGTTGTTACGATGAACCACCAAAAATTACGGCTTTTGAAAATATTGATCGTTATGATGGTATGGTATTTCAAGGTAATATTGATGTAAAGTCTTTTTGCTCTCATCATCATTTACCTTTTATAGGTTATGCTCACGTAGCTTATATTCCTTCTAAAGATGGTAAAGTAATTGGGTTATCTAAACTTAATCGAATAGTTGAATACTTTGCTCGCAGACCTCAGGTTCAAGAAAATTTAACTTCACAAATTGCATCATTTATAGATTCTACTTGCGAAGGTAATAAAGGTGTAGCAGTAGTAATTCAAGCTAATCATATGTGTGCGTGCGTAAGAGGTGTTAGACACGATTCAACAATGATGACTTCGAAAATGACTGGTGCTTTTATGGAAGACCCTGCTACTAGAAATGAATTTTATAAATTTATTGACTATTTAAAATAATATGGATACCTTAGAACGAGAAAGCAAAATTCAATTGTTTTTAGAACTTGCAGCTGAAATACCAACAGCAAAAGACACAATTGATGAATTAATATTGATAATTCAGAAATTTGATTTACCAAAACATGTTGATAGAGATTTCATTTTTGATTGCTTAATTGCATTTTATTCTTCTCTTGAAGAGTATGAAAATTGTGCATTGCTATTAAAAATTAAACAATCAGATGTTAAGAGAAAAAGATTTTCTGTTAAAAATATGACTCGTGGAGATTTATTAAATTTAAGAATATTAGGATTCAACGTTCCAGATTCCATTAAACTTAAAGTATTGGCAAAGCCTAGATAATAAAATAATAACCGGTGCTATTAGTATTAATTTAAAAATATATAATATGAATACAGTAGCATTTACTTTAGGAGCACTCACAGTAATAGCCGCATTAGCAATTGCGGTTATTATTTGGGTTATTGTTAAGGTATTAAAACAGCAAAAACAAATATCTTCTTTAGAAGAAAACAATGTTTCTAACATTAGAAATATGCATCAAATGTATGGAGAGATATCCAGACAAGTAGACGATCGAGTTAATGATTTACATAGAGTTCTAATTGACGATAGAAAAGTACTCAATACAAGAATTGAAGAATG